CTTGATGTCCTTTACGAAGGTACTTTCACCCTCATACTTGGCAATTTTTTTCATATCATCAGATAAAGTTTCAATATTAACCTCAACTTTAACTTCTGCGTTAAGACACTTTTCAGCGGCGTTTAACTGATTGTCGGTAAGGTTTCCCCATTTTTTCAAAGCGTCTCTCATTTTAATAACGAATGAGTTTGAACCTTGATAGTTACGAACTCTTGAGATGATTACATCTTTTGTGGTTGCGATTGCGGTGGTGGTAGTTGTTGTAGACATATGTTTGATTGATTTAGAATACAAAGATATACCTTTCCAGAATACCAGCCAAATTTATTTTATTTTTTCTAACGGATATGAATTTTTTACTATATCTCCCTCCCAAGTTTCTAATGCCGATACTTTAAACGCCTCTTCTAATGCCGCTTCTACGTGTAATTTGGCGAATTTTATTAACATTTTTTCATTATCTGTTGAAGAATTTCTTTTAAGAAATTCATTTGCTGTTGGTAATTCCATATATTAAAATTTATCTATATAAGTGTATTTTCCATCCCCTTTTTCAAGTCTAACTGAACTACCCCAAACTTTACTATCAAATGATTTTAAGATGTTATAATGACTTACTCCATCTTCATTTGTTGCTTCCCAATACACCTTAATGGTATTTGAATTTAATCTCACAACAACAAATGTCTCTAATTTAATTGGGACAGGATTGTGGTCATCATCATCATCTTCGTCATCTCCGTCTCTACTTGTAATTGTTACGTTAGTTGAGCGAATGGGACTCTCAATTGTTTTTCCGTCTTTATCTACTTCTTGTAGTTTATAAAAGACTTCTTTTGTTTCATAGGTTGTTATGTTCGGTTTTGAACACGCGGCTAACAACAATACCGCAAGGATTAAATGTTTCATATAGGTCTATTTTTGTTTTTGAATAAGTTTCATAATCTGTCTTGTTAAATCTCCGGCAGTTTTGGTACCATCAATATTCCACTTGATAATAAGGTGTTCAATCTGTGAATATAAACTCAAATCATCAGCAGAATTAATAATCCTTGCATATCCTTCTTCTTCAATATAAAGAACACTATCACCTGAACTAAGCCCTCTCAATTCTATACTCACAACAGACTCCGCACATACTTTATGTCTGCCACTAAGGGCCGCACCTGGCATAGTTTCTAATTTGTATAACCAATTAACATACCATATCTTTTCTATCTCATCATAATATAATACTCCATTCATATCTTATCACATTTATTGGGTTGATAACAACCTTGCCCCTGTCCTTCCACAAAACCAATTCTATCCGTTGTTTTTGTGTTTATAGTATATGGTGATAATTTACCACATATCATACAGTGTTCATACTCAACATCTTTTAAATATTCATTTTCTTCTTTTAAATTCCAAAATCTTTTTCTTATCAACCGACCCAAGTCAGCGTCGTTTCTGTTTGAATTTATTTCTTCTTCTGTGATGTATAGTTTTATTGCCATATATTTATCTTTACACAAACTTAAATAAAAAAAGTTATAAATCAAAGGATATTTATAGTTATGGCGGAAGAAATTTCAAATAGAAAATGGAGAAGTCTTGCAAAAAGAGTTGCTTCACTTGTTAAAGTAAAAGATTTAACACCTAATAATGTTTATTCAAGTTTTAAAGAAATTTGTAAAGGACAAAGGGAATACTTTGGAGAATTATTTAAAACCGATAGAATGGGTTATATTAAAACCTCTTATTACATTTATTCATTATTAAAGACAGGTAAATTTGAATTGGGTGATAATATAATCAATAATTTATTTTTTGCATCGGTTCTTGAAACAGATAATGAAACTTATTATGATACTTGTAATAACTGCGCCGGTGATGGTTATGAGTCGTGTGATGAATGTAGTGGGGATGGAATCGTTACGTGTAGTGAATGTGGTGGGAAAGGTGAGGTAGGATGTTGGGAATGTGATGGTGATGGTAAAGTAAGTTGTGATACCTGTGATGGTACTGGTGAGGATGAAGAAGGAGATAGTTGTGGTGAATGTAATGGTTCCGGTGAAGCCACTTGTGGTGATTGTGAAGGTAAGGGCGAAAAAACTTGCGGTGATTGTGGTGGAGATGGTGAAGAATCATGCGGCGAATGTGGTGGAGATGGTACTACAACTTGTGATACTTGCTATGGTAGAGGTGAAGAACCCACAGATGAAATTAACTATGTAACTTATGATATTTGCACTTCAAATAAAGATATTTTTAACCTATGTGAATTAAACGTAAATACAGAAAAACCAATTACAACGGATGATACTTATGGTGATTTTTGGAAAGAAATAATTAATTTGGGCAGAAAAGAAAAACACGGAGAACAAGATTTTGAATTAGAAACCGAACAGGTTTATTGTTATTATTTCACCACTGAACCTCGTTTATATATGAAGGCAGATTTTTCACTTGGACTATACGAAGAAGATGAATATTTTTATTTTAACACATAACTATGGAATTTAAAAAAGTATTAAAGATTTTAGCAAAAGAAGGTTATCCCAACTCAAATTTAGATAGGATATTTGACGCATTAGATTATGAAGGTGAGGATTTTTTAACAGATTTAATTGAAAATCTTGGTGAAGAAGGTGCAACTGATTTTGCCAAAAAAGCATTAAGCAAATTATCATCAGGTATTCATTCAGACATTAAAATAAGAATACCCGAAATAACTGGTTATCCAGATGCTTGGATTGATATAATAATTCATAGTCTTTGGATAGATTTAGAAGAAAGTGAAACTGACGTAATCATAAATTATAGTTGGGGTGAGAATAAAATAATTGATGAAGATGGTAATGAAACAACCCTTGAAGAATTGGCAAATAACGTTGATATGGGTGGAATGAGTGAGTGGGAAGACTTTATGGATTGGATTAGGTCAGCCTCATATAATTACATTTCCACAAGGTGTGGATTTGGTATATGGTATCAATAAAAAAAATGAGAGGATTAACCTCTCACTTTTCAGGACTGACCGATTTAGGGTCAATTCTCCACCACCTGGTTTATTAGTATACTACCAGGAAACTATTACTTCACCAACTCATTCACGACTTTCAACATCTGTTCCCGAGTCACATACGGCATAATCTGTCCGCTACCATCACAATATTCGGAGTATAATTTATCCGAAATAAAATCATCGGTTTTTTTATCGATAATCGCCATCTCAAATGACTCGTTAAAATCCCCATATAAACCCTGTCTACCACCGACAATAGAGATTATCAGTTGGGGTGTTTCGTATCTAACCATTTTACCCTCACCCATAGGATGAGTTTCAGCTTTTTTTAGTATGTCTTTAAATGTAATCATAATGTTTCTAATGCCTCCAATTTTGATTTGTTTCTAATATGGTCTGTTAAAGTATAAGTATCCACTTTTGTATTGATGATACACTCCTTCAATTTATCATAAGGAATATGAATAAAGAAATCCGTACCGTTAAAGAATGTTAAATCCTGTTTCATCTCAACACAGCTTTGAGTTAATCTCAAAAATAGTTTAAACTGAACCGGATTAACAAATGTCTCGTCAAGTAAAATACCAAACTTTTCGTGTTGAATTCTAATGTTGTGATTCATTTCCATATCTTAATGTTTTAACAAAGGTAATTAAAGTTTTTGAATTACCAAAATTATTCTGGAATTATTTGTGTTGGTTTTGTATTATCTGACATAATTCTATATGTCTTAACAATACCCAAGTCAGTTAATGTAATTCTTTCTATTCTAATACCCCAATCCTCAACAATACCCTGAACTTGTTCTTCTAATGTCTGACTTATATTGTACAAGTCCTCCCAATTATAACCCTCTACGGTGTCTCTAATGACTCCCTGAGTGGTATCAACAAGTACGTCAGATGCGTGCATAACATTTAATAGATATTTTTTAACATCTTGTACGTGATATCTTACAATTGCTTTTAATACGACATCCTTCTCATCAAGAGTTGTTAAAGTTTGGGGTTGTAGGTGAATTGTTTGAGTTATTACAGGTGAATGCCATACCTTATCGGCAAATGGTATCTTAAACACAATACCCGGTTCAACGTTTTTAACATATTTACCAAATCTCAAATAAACCCCTTTCTCCCACTCATTAATCACTTTAAAAGGAAGAACATCATCCAAAAACTGTATTAAAAATTCTATTAATTTGTCAAACATATAGTTTAATTTTGTTTAAACAAAGGTAGGAATACTTTTTTGAATTACAAAATATTTATTTATTACTGTCCACTTGAAAAACTGGGGGATTGTTAGTATACTTGTTAACCGATAAAAAAACTACTATGGAAAGAGATATTGAAATTTTAAGACAAATCTTTGAAGACTTACATTATGCCAAAGATTATGCCAATATGTTAATTAATCACTTATTAAAAGAATTAGACATATCTCAATTATCCGAAATTACTCCAAGATTCGTATATATTAACCTAATATTTGAAGAGGGTAGAGAAACTGCTCGTAAGATATCAGAGTACTTTGAAGAGATGAAAGAGAAAGGTACTTATACTCCTGTCGCATTAAAAAAGTCGTGGGATTAAAAAACCCACTATAAAAGTGGGTTTAAATATTATCTTTTAGTATAAACTAATCTATTATCATTTCCTTTTCGGTAAAAATCATAACCAAAAGTATTCATCTGTTGTGTAAGTAAATCTTGTTGGTCTTTCATAAGATTTGGAGTTTCTCCTTTTGGTGCTTTATACTTAATCCTACCATCACCTTCCTCAGGCGCTCCCTGAATATATCCATTTTTCCTTAAAGTATTATAAAACTCCTCAGGTGTTGTTTTTGCAGCAGCAGCAATTTGTGGTGCCGATATGATTGTAGGGGTTATTTCCGTTGCCGGTGTTACCCCTGCTGCAGGTGTTGTTCCTGTCACAGGTATTGTTGTAGGTGCCGCAGCTGTTGATGCTTTTAATGTTGGATTAACAATCTTATCAAATAAAGTTTTTGTAACACCTTTTTGTGTTGTATATTCAGTAGGATATAATTGTTTTAGTTTTGTATCAGTTAGTGTCCAAAATTTTCCTGTTGCTAAAGATTTACCACCTTTATTTTTAATATCTAATCCTGTTTGTAATTGTTTTACTTTTTCACCTGTCATTTGTTTTTTTAGTGTGTTCTTATCGTCATCCAAAGTTGCAGGTTCTTTAGTCCACTGTGTCGGTTGTTTTGCCGCCGCAGCCCCTGCCGGAGCGGCACCATAATTACCATCTATAACAATTTTCCCGTTGAAACAAGTATAATCACCCATAGTACCATCTGATTTTAGAACTCTTCCTTTCGGAGCCACGTTATCACCTATATTAGAATAAAAAAAATATCCTTTATATTCACCAGTTCCAGCAATACCATATACTGTTTTTGCCGTATTTGAAATGGGATTTCCAAATGCTCTAACACATTCAGGATATTCTTCAACTTTAGTACCTTTAATGCCGTATTGCGCCGCGGGATTCCATGTGGTGGAGTATGTAGAGTTAGTTTTAGCTCCAGGTTCCGTTGTTGTAAAAGTTGATTTTCCCGCTAAAACATCGTACCCTCCAGCATCAGTAAATTTTTTGAAAATTCCCGCACCGTATTTTTTGTCTATTTCAGCAGCTTGTGTGGGAAACAAGTATGAACCCCGCCCTGTTTTTTTGTTTTCTGCAGAAATACCCATTATTTCATCATATGCTTCTTTGGATACTCCCGCAGGAAATGGAATTTCAGCTTCGTTCAAAAATTTTTGTTCAGAAATGACAACACCTCTTTTGTAATCAAAGAGGTTTTTCATTCTACTTACTTCATTTATAAATTGTTTTGACATAATTATTAATTTTTTGTTGTGTATAATTCTTTATCTTCTTCATCAGAAACACCTATACCACCTGTATTAAATGCACCAGGAAAATCTTTAGTTCCTGCCATCATTTTATTAATTGGTGAAAAACCTGTATCTGTTGTTTTAGAACCACCTAAATATTCATTTTTATATTTACTCCAAGCAGCACTTGTACTTGGACCAAATTTACCATACCCACCGCCTTTATTTAAATTTTTACCACCCTTAACCCAATTAGAATGATTAGTATCCATCCAATCTTGGAATTTTTTAACACCTTCAGAATCTTTTAATTCTTTTGGAATTTGAACTACTGGTTTTGTGATTAGTTTTGGAGTTATTTTAACATCATCAATAATTATCTCACGACCAGTACCACAACTGAATTTTTTTACTATCTTTCCTCCAATCACCGCATCTCCATTCTCAAAGAATTTTATACTTGACAAAGTATAATTAAATCCTCCAATATTTACATCGGTATTGTCCTCTACCGATTGGACAAATTTCATACTTTTACCATCTCTATTTTCTGTTTTAATAGGTCCTAACTTTTTAACACATAGATACGCCGCAAATGGGTCTGTAGATGAATTTGGTTGAGTTACTTCCTTTGGTAATATTTTACCGTCAGAACCAACTTTTAGTGATTTTGCAATTTCATCAGTAACGGGACCCCATCCTGCATTCATGGCTTCTTTTTGTTTTGAAGTTACTTGTTCAGATATTACTTGTCCCTTTTTATATCCAAAAAGGTCTTTCATTCTACTTACTTCATTTATAAATTGTTTAGACATAATATAATTTTATAATAAATAGTGTGAGGGCATAAAAAAAACCCGTCAAAAGTGACAGGTAAATAAAAAAAAGGTTGAGAATACACCATCTTGTAAGATTCTTTAGAAGGATTATTGTTTCCCTTCGTTTCCACTTTCTTTTGAAAAGTAAATCTTAATGACGATTGATAAAGTCAATCACACTTTAAGTCGAAAAATACTCTCTTACTACTCATCACTCCTCAAGGTTGCCACCCTGATTAGTCCTTGCGGGACTAGAAGACTTTCATAAAAATCACATTAGTCTTGGGAACCTTTGTGGCCGTGAACAACTCACGACTATGTAGTCATCTTTCATTTCCGACTGACGGACACTTTTCCTTGATTGATTTAATTATGAATTAATTTATTCAAAGTTTTAGTGGTTTGTGGATGGAAAAGGAAGCGGTCCGTCGCTAGCTCAGTTATCTTTTGAACAACCAAATACTAAACTCCCTTATGAAGTATCCCTACCTCCATATTTCAAGTCAACTTCAGTGAGACGCTCTTGGTAGAGACGTGTCAGGGTTGGTAACAGCACCACCTGTACTCCAACTTACCTTTCGGTTTTAAATCAACTTTAATACTGAGTTACGCAATAGTAGAGTCGGATAACCCTATGTTTTGCATTAACTCTACGAGTTATTCTTATTGGTGTTCCCACCTCAAACTGACGACCCACATCGCCAATCCATCTAACCAACTCCCCTACAGTGTTACCCTCGGGTACTAAGGTTAAACGATATCTCGCTTGTATACTCAAGCACCGTTACCGATGCCGCAACCCACCTAAACCAAGGTGAATCACTTTAAGCCACTTTCGTGGTTTATTTAATGACCATATACGGCCAATTACCTTTTATCAGTTATCTCAGAATCAACCCGAAGGTCTCATCATCAACATCCTGAATGGATAATATTTTTATTCAAAGAACTATCTAATTAAAGAAGATGCTGGAATCTTTACAACCACTCATTCCCCCCACTTGTAATCACCGATTTTTGTTCTAATTTTTGAACTCCTTTCGGTAGGGAAAGAATAATGGAATCTTTACAACCCCATCTTCTTCATTTGTTTCACAAAGTTAAGAAGAACTTTTTAATTAATCAAATCTTTTTGAAACTTTTTTTTCGGTTTGATTCACCAGTAGCGACATCACCATACCGCTCTTCCAATCAATTCTTTTTAGGGAATCTGAAGAATTACCCCGAAATGTTTCACAAAGTTAAGAAGAAGTTTTCATTCTATCAAATCTTTTTTAAAACTTTTTTTTGTTGCGGCGATTGGATTCGAACCAATGACCCCTAGGTTATGAGCCTAGTGAGCTACCACTGCTCTACGCCACTGTATAATTTATTTAAAGAACTTTCAAAATAAACCCCACATTTATTATAATTTTCTCAAACTACTTGTGGGGTTTGTGAGACTCTCATCTCATTTGTTTCACAAAGTTAAGAAGAACTTTTCAATTAATCAAATCTTTTTGAAACTTATTTTGGGGTTTTGGGGTGTTTGTCCGTGAGGACCAGGAAATATAAATATCTTCATATTTCCCAAAGGACTACAAACATACATATTTTTTTAAAAAAAGTCAATAAAAAAAACCGATATATTTTCATATACCGGTTTTTTACTATATAAGAAGTTATTATTGAGTTACATACATCTTAATTGTTTTCTTCTTATCACCAATAATATAAGTAATAAAATACATACCAGTTTTTAATGAAGTGTTTGTTATTTTTTTACTAATAACACCACCATTAACACCAACAGTATATTGGTCTAAAAGATTTCCTTGTAAATTAATTATTTGAATTAAAGCCTTTTGAGTTATTTTATCTCCTGTTTGAATATTAATTGTAAATTCACCATTATTTGGATTAGGAAATAAACTTACTAAATCAGTTACAAGAGTTTCTTCTTCAATACCATTTCTCTGTCCCGCTGCGCATCCAATATGTGTTAAAGTTTTTGAAACCGCAGTTCCAAGAGAACCACAACTTGTTGAGCTTTGGACTTTAAGTGAACCACCCTTATAACCTGTGTTAAATTGTAATGTGATTTGTGAACTATCAGCGTTTGCTGAAGTTATACTTGTAAATGCTGGTGTTGTCCATCTATATCCTGAAACAGGTGAGATTGAAGTAACTGGTGAAACTACAAAATAATTTACTGAATTACCAATACAACCATTCCAAAATCCTGTACTTGAAACTACATCCACCGCCTTTGTTGGCGCTAAAACTATTGATTTAGCACTACCTACAGCACCACAGTTTGTAACACCTTTAGCCGATAATGTACCACCAACATAACTACCACCAAAATTTAATGTAATTTGTGAACTATCAGCATTTGCTGAAGTTATTGTAGTAAATGCTGGTGTTGTCCATCTAAATACATTTGGAGCAACTTGTGTTGCACTTGGTAAAGGATTTGTTAATGAATAAGTAAATGTACTGTTAGGGCAAGGTGCCAAACTACCATTCATAGCCGTTGGAGTTGGTGGAACTGCTTTAGTGAACGCCAAACTTGTTGACGGGATTGAACCTGCAGTATTACTTAATGATACTGTAACACTTCCTCCCGCTTTAACAACCGCAGTCAATACATTTGTTCCCTGTCCATTAGTAATGTAATTTCCAACACCACTAATTACCCAAGCATAAAATACATTACTTTGGTTTTGAACAGTAAATGTTCTTATAGTATCACAAACGCCAGGATTTATTGTTCCTGTGATTGTTACAGGTGTTGGTAATGATGTGGGCGGAACTACCGTACAAGTTCTTGTTATACTATCTGTTGGAGGTGTACCTGTACAACCTGCTGGTGATGTTGTATAACTTCTTGTTTGTGTTCCATTAGAACAAGTTGTCCAAGCACCATATGTGAAAGTACAAGGAACTGAACAAGTTCTTTGAATTGAATCTGCGGGTGGAGTTCCTGTACATCCTGCCGGACTTGTTGTGTAACTTCTTGTTTGTGTACCATTAGAACAAGTTGTCCATTGTCCGTAAGTAAATGTACAAGGAGTTGGAGCAACATACTGATTTGAAGTTAATGATGTTGAGTAAACATAATCACCAGCTTCATCACCACTACTGTTACCAGCAACCGCAGAAACATAAAACTTAACTCTTGATTGTACCGCAGTTGGTAACGCCGGTGCTGTCCAAGTTAAATTAGAATAAGTGTAAGTGTTAGTAGCGGTTGATGTTGCGGCATTTGCATGACTCAACTCATAATTACCATTTGCAATTGTTGGAGTTCCTTTAATTGATGTGTTTGGATTTGTTGTAGTCCAAGTTCCAATAACTGCATGAGTTAATGTATCCACCGCTTTAATTGCAACACCCCATACTGTTCTGTTCGCAGCTGAATGAGTTACCTTTACACTAAAAGGATATGCAGTACCTGGAGTAAATGTTGTTGGTAATCCTGTTACCGTAATTCCTCCACCAGCCGTGTTTAATGAATAATCTCCGTGACAACTTGTACAATTCCTTACAGTTGTACCATTTAGTGATGGAGCCGTTGAATACCCTGTTGGGCAATTTGGATTACTTGTTATTTTTAATGACGTGAATAACACCGTCATAAACAATAACGAAAGTAATAATGTGATTTTTTTCATTTTGGTTTTTTTGTTTTAATTTATTATAAATAAAAAACCCCGGTTAGCGGAGTTTAATTTCTTTTTATAGTCGGTAAGCAAATCTTACACTAAATCCCGAATAGTCATTTTCATGCCCGGGAAATGTAGAACCTCCGAATTTTATGTCTGTTGACCAATCTTCATTTTCAAATCCCATAGACATAGAGTAGGTATACCTAATTCCTCCACCTCTATTAACAAAACTAACTCCCATCATACTTCCTGTTGAAATTAAATTAGTCAAATGATATTTAACACCAACAAGTGCAGGAAACATAATAAAAGATTTTGAACCTGATTTTGGGAGACAATAATTATATCCTGAAAATAACAAGATTCCCGCAGGATTTTTTGGATTTCTCATCTCCATTTGAAGATTTGCGCTCAAACCAAGAAAATGTGTTTTAGATAAATTACCTGTTGGTACAAATATCTCAACTCCCGCGCTACTTCTGTTTGATGGTAATTTAAATTGTGCGAATGAAACTATTGTCGCGGTCAATAGTAAAAATAATAATAACGTTTTTTTCATAACTTTTACTGATAAATATCTCATATAAGCAAAAAAAACGACAAACTTAATGTTTGTCGCCTTTAGATTTCGTTTTTTTCTTTATTACAGGGTGTATCCAAAAACCAAACCAATTGTCTTTTGAACGTAGTCTTTACGTGTGAAATTCAAATATCTGAAATCACAAGAGATTTTTTTAACTTGAAGTCCGACATATGGTGAATACACTAATTCAGTAGTACCATTTTCTTTTTTATTGTAAAAAGATGGACCTGCACTTGCTCCGAAGTAAAAAGTCTCATTAATTGGATATCTAACACCAACCATAACAGGAATTTTTGCATATCCCGTACCGTCTGTTGACGTAAATCTTAAGTAACCTGCATTTGCGGTTAATGTGATTTTTTTAGATAACTTTGTGTTTTTGTAAGACACCTCACCCATTGTAGATGATGTCTTTAATCTACTTTCCTCAACATTAACATCTACTGGAAGTCCTGTTGCAATACCCACCCTGTAATTGAACTTAGATGTTGTTGTTGTTTTTACTGCCGGTGTCTGACCGAAAGTGTTGATAGAAGCAATAACTCCTAAAATAACTAATACTTTTTTCATAATTGTTTTTTTTAAATTTTTATAAAGATATAATTTTTATTTTAAACTGTCAACTATTTTTTTAAAATAATTTGAATTAGTTTATGTAAATACTCTCCCGAGTTCTCTTGCGACACTTGATTTGTAGTAAAATATCCACATTCCGTGTGTTCAGAACCATCAATTGCGTTATCCAAATCAGGGTAAATTTCATCTTCAACATCATATTGATACACATACATCATTCCTTTAATCTTCTTTCCATCTCTTGTATGTCTTGGAATTAAACCGACAAATGTTAACTCCTTGTTATCAATATCAATTGCCGTTTCTTCAAAGAATTCTCTTTTTGCCGCATCCATCGTTTCTTCACCATCTTCAACCTTCCCTGCGGGAATGGACCACATTCCAGGAAATGAACCTTGAGCATTTCTTTTACAAAGAAGAACTTTATCTTTACATTTAACTACGACACCTACGTATGTTTTAGTATCCATATATTTATATATTATGAAAGTTAAAGTTAACAAAAATATCTTCAAAGTCAAAACTCTTACAGATAAATTTTCTCAAGCTAAAGGTATGATGGGAAAGAAATTTGATAATGGTTTTGACGGACTTCTATTTTTAATGGGTGGTCAGTCTCAATCTTTTTGGATGAAGAATTGTGTGATAGATTTAGATATTATAATGATTAAAAATAATAAGATAACTAAAATTCATCACAAATGTCCCCCGTGTGAAACGGAGGACTGTGACTCTTATGTTGGTAAAGGAAATATTGTTCTTGAATTGGGTGGTGGTACTTGTGAAAGGTTGGGTATTAAACCTGGAGATTCTGTTGAATATATTTTTTAATTATATTAGTATTTTAAAGTTAATCTGTATTTTAATTGATTAATGTCTCCCAACATTTCATCTCTAATGTTTAACAAATCAGTATCATATTTTTTATCTAACTGCTCCGTCATTCCTACCAAAAATTCTGTTATACCATCCAAAAAGTTTTGAACACTTAAATTTTTGATATCTTGAAACATAATTGAGAACTCTGGGTCAAACTCAACTCTTCCTTGTTTTCCCATCATAACTTCAACAAATGTATCAATATTATCCCCTAACAAATCATATATTTCACCATATGCTTTATGTTTAGCATCTCCAAATGTTTGCCAATGCAAAAACTTAAATTGAGTTTGTATCTGAATGAGTTTTAATGTTAATTCTTCTTTCATAATTATTTTATTATAAATATATCAATTAAGCTAATTGTCCAGATAATAAACCTTTAACCAATCCTTGGAATGGGTCTATTGACGGTGTTGATGTTTGAGTTGTTCCAGCACTTACAGTTTGGTCTGATTCAGTTCCGGTTCCTTCAATTTGATTTAAATCATCTTGAGATGTTGTTTGATTAACAACTTGTGAGAATTGCGGGTCGTTGGCCAATTCTTTTCTAAAATTTTCATCTTCTTTGAATTTATCTTCAAATGCTTCAAAACTTGGTAAACCAAATTTATCTAATAATTTATTTGATAATACAAAGTTTTTTACCATATTTCTACGTCCTCTTCTTGCCGGCATCACAACATTCCACCAATTAGATAACCAATTACTTGGTGCTTGACCTTTTTTAGCAATATATTGAGCTAACTTTTCATCCCTAAAGAAATTTTTAAGACCTGTACTAAGTTTACCACCAGCAGCAACTTCTCTACCAACCGCCTTAGCCGCTTGTATAGGTTTTAATTTGTTTACAACTGAAAGATGTCCCGATATAGATTTTCTCAATCCATTAGCGGCTTTCTCACCTATCCCTGGTATTCTCTCAATACCATTAATTGTTTTAGTAATTAGTGGGTCTGTCAAATGTCCTCCTATTTTTGCATATCTCGCAGCAAAATCAGGATGTTCTGCACAATATTTTGCCAAAGCTTTAGTTGAAGTCATCGCCCCTCTCCCTGCAATTCCAGCACCTTTTAATAATCTTATTATTGGTTTTGCGATGATATCACCAACAGTAGGAATCAAAGCAATTAACATTAAACCTGCGTACAAATATTCTCCTTTCCACAAATATCTCAATATCAATATAATATCTGCCACTTCACCAATCACAGGAACAAATCCCGCAACCATAAGTGCGTTTTCAATAAAGTCCTCCTTTATAATATCTTTTTCAAAATCTACTAAATTCAAATATTGTTTTTCTGTTATTAGAATTGTTGCCATTAAAACATTTTCTTATAAATATTAAAGAAAAGAAAAAAGGGTTAAACTAACCCTTCTATTTCTAATTGTTTTTTCTTCTCTATGAATAACTGAACCCTGTCTCTTGCAACTTTTGCATAGTTTTCACTTAATTCTATCCCCAACCATCGTCTATCTAATATTTCTGCCGCAACACAACTTGTACCACTACCACAGAACGGGTCAAGGACAATATCATCTTTATAAGTAAGAATCTTAATTGCTTTGGTTGGAATATCCATAGAAAATGTTGCCTTCGTCATAGGACGACTGTCGTTAAGATACTTCCACTGCCCGAATACAAGTTCCATAAAATCTTTTTTATCATCATCTTGATAAACAATCTTTTTCTTGGTTGTTCCATCTTCCATTTCAATATCCGTAGGAACACCGACCCACTGCGGGACGCCCTTAACTTTCTTAATATGTTGTTTCTTGTAAGCAAGAATAACACATTCTTTTGGGTTATACACATAAGGGCTGGACGGACTCATCCAAGAACCCCAAGCCGTGGTTTTACTTCTGTGGGGACTATCTTCTTCTAAATCAATTATACCAAAAAAACCAAAACCAATTTCTTGCATTATCTTCCACACTTCAGCAACCATAAAGATTCTTCCACCCTTCGCCTGTCTGTTAATTTCATACGGAATGTTAACAGCAATTCTACCATCATCTTTAAGAATCCTGTATGCTTGTGTGAGCCAGTCTTTACTGAACTCCTGATACTCGGTGAATTCCATATCATCATCGTGAACGTCATATTTGATTCCAACACCATAGGGAGGCGACGTGACAACTAAATCAATACATCCTTCGGGCATATTTTTCATCACATCAATACAGTTACCATTTATTATTTTGTTTGTCTCTATCATTACGTAGTTTCTATATTTTTTATTTTTCGGTAGAGATACCAAGCGGCTTTCTTTAAATCTTCAAGTTCTTTTTCGGGGTCTTTTTTTCCCGCCCTTACAAGATACTTGAGTGCGTTCCCTGTGTGGAAGTCCAATTCAAGGGCTTCAATAATCTTAATCGCTTCATATGCGTTGTCGGCTCCCCCATAATGATTCGGGTGATTAACCATTTCTTTATTTTCCATTTTTATTCCATTTTTTATTCATATACTCGTAATATCTATCCAACTTGTTTCCGTTGTATAAAAAATATACAAAATAATAATCCCAAATCCAGTCTAATTTTTTAATTATTTTTTGCATTCTTTTTAGATTTCTTATTCTCTACTTTTGTTTCTTGTGGTTCAGATACTTCTTCTGTAGATTTTTCAATACCTTTTGATTTTTTCCATTCAGTTTTGGATACATATTTCCAATACCCGTCCTTTACTTTCAAATCGGCTTCTTTATCGTCAATTCTAATGACTTTACCCACCTCAACATTCTTTGTTGGCTTAATTGCTTTTAGACACTTCATTTTGTATGTTTTTAATTGTTAATTTTATTTCTTCATCAGACATTCCTTTTGTATATAAATCATACGCCTCCGAGCTTATCTTATCCATAAAGATAAATGCCTCCGCTTTGAATAACATCTTCAAAGGTTTATTCTTTTCAAAATACTTCATTAGTATTTTTTCATCTACAATTACTTTATTAAATCCCATACCAAAATTTAGGAAAAATAAAAATTATAGTCAAACTTTTGCGGTACTAAAAACGTATGTAAGGAGTTTTCTTTTAAGAATGGGGATGATTGTCTCCTCCAACGGAAGTTCCTGTGTTAATTTAACTTCAAACACCGGTAATCTTTTAAGGAATTCAACTTCTTTCCAAGTTGATTTTGTTTCAATAATTGAGGTGAGGGTTTCTTCATTTTCATCTCCCTCGTATATCTTTTTAAGTTGTGGCTTATAATTTAATTCTCCCTTCTTTGGTTTTTTCATTTGGTATTCCCAAACAATAATCTTATTCTCAAACTTATTAAATAAAACAACAAACCCTGAACCAACAACCGCATTATCTTTATTCTTTTTTAATGAGAGTATAACATTATCATAGGCGACAGTCCATATTGATTTAGCAATATTAAATGCATCAAATAATTTTGTGTTTGAATACCTTAAAGTTTTTTCTAACTCTGGTTTCTCTTCATCACTTATGTCTCTTGGTTTTTTGGGGTACAACTCTTTGAGGAGGATTTCATCATCACAAGCCTCAAACTTCTTGTCTGTTAATAAAAGTATATTCTCTCTAATAAGGGACTGCGTATTTGCAATATGAAGTGATAATTCAACAAAATCAGGATAAATCCTGAAACTATCAAAGTTTGTTCCGCATTTTTTAAGGTAATCTAACAGAGTATATTTGTTATATTCAAAATCTATTGGTTCTTTGAACATCCATTCTGGATTGAGCTTAAATGATATTTTCTTTTTCCTTGCCATAACAAAATATAATACATATTTCTATGATGGTGAATATTAATTTAACCTGATAATCCAATATGTTGTTCCTTCAACTGTAACTTCATCAGCATTTCCATCATAACTACTTAATGTGTGTCCGTAACCATCAGCGTCAATAACTCCTTCAATAAACTCACGTTTATCAATAAAATTATCTATATCTAAACCCATTTCTCTTAACCAATCCATCGGGTCGTATGCCGCATCTTTTGCCAATTCTTCCGCTTTATCTTCTATTAAATCATCAGGATATTCACCCTCTGGGTCATTTTCAATATCTTCAATTTCAGTATCTATCTCATCTAATTCATCATTTAATTCACTAACCTTGTCTTCTAACTCGCTAATTTCATCCTCATCTTCCATATCAGACATTCTACCTTCAAGAGAACTTATCATAATTCCAATTCTCTCTTTTCTTGTATTGTATTGTAAAATTCTATCTTCTTGTTCTCTTGATAATTCTCTTTGGTTTTCATCAAAATAACTTTCAGGACTGTTTCTAACATCATCATAATAAAAGTCATATGCAAAGTCCTTAACTTGTTCTTGACTAATATAATCCTCTGCAAATCCTTTAGAGAATCCTTCGTAACCAATATCATCTATAAGACTCTCAACATAATCATAACAACTACTTTTTATTTCATCTTCATCTCCAACCGCATATTCTCTACCATCTAAATCTGCACTATTTATAACTTCAAAACTTTGTAAATCATAGTGTCCACCAACAGGAATAATGTTATATACATCTATCTTTTCTTCCAATTCTGTTAATTCATCTTCCAAATCACTTATTTCATCTAATAAATCTGTATCTGCGTCTTCTCCGGCATCATACTCGGCATTTAATCTTTCAATTTCATCTTTCAATCTTTGTATTTCAATTCTATCTTCATTAGTCAAAGCACTAACATCACTTGTATCAACCAACCAATCTAATAAAGCGTGTGCCTTTAATCCCAAATCAGGACAATCAGGACCCAGTTCCCACTCACCATCTAATCTTCTTTCATTCGCCTCTGCGGTTTTTCTGTCTAATATTCTTTGGGATTCTATTCTTGCTAACCTTTCTCTTTCTTTTTTTGCCAATTCCTTATCTCTGAATATTTTTAATTGTTCAGCAAACTCTTGTTCCAAATATTGATTGATACTTTCACTAACTTTATCAAATTCGTCTTTCCCTATTATTCCCCATATTTGTGGTATGGAATCATCTTTTGCATCCCAAAAACTCTCCGACCCATCAAAATTTCTGAGGATGGCGATTTTATAAAATGGGTCTGAACTCTGTTTTGTCTTATCTATAATATAAAATAACTTACCTTCTGTATTATATCTTCTAAAATGTTCGTCTCCTGTTGCTGACGTACACCACTTTGTTCCTCTACCATAATAACAGGACGCTTCGTGAGTTAATGGGTTAACCACATAAAATCTATTATCATTAAAAACAACATTACCACCTTCGTGTTTCTCAACTTCTCTTCTTGTTGTGTTATTATATTGTTCTATTGCACTTGTAAGTTGTTCTAAACTCTTATACTGGTTAATATCTGTTTGTGGTAAGTTATGTGAGATTTTATCAAAATTATTTAATGCCGCAACCAATTTTCCGTAATTCTCATCAAAATTAACTGCATCAAAGTTTCTACCAACCCACTCCAAATACTTGGGTGTTACCATATTAACAATTCTCTCTACATTCTGTGCCCCATACTTCTGTGTATATTTGGTTTTAAAGTCATCAACTCTACCTTCAATTAAAATTTTAGAAAATTTCATATTCTTTTTATTTAATAAATAGTTTTATCCTGATATAATTGCAAATGTACTATATTTATTATTATGGGATGCGGAATATATAAAATAACTAACACCAAAAATAATAAAATATACATAGGAAGTTCTGTGAATATTAAAAAAAGAAAAGAAAAACATTTTTGGATGTTACAAAAAAAAATTCACGATAATAAATTCCTTCAGAGTTCTTATGATAGAGATGGTAAAGAAAATTTTATTTTTGATATTATAGAAATGTGCGATAAAAAAGATTTAGTTGAAAAAGAAAATTATTATATTATAGAAAATAAAACTAACGATATGAAATTTGGATATAATTTATGTCTTGTTAGTAATAGTAGAAGAAATGTATTAACAGACAAAACCAAGATTCAACTTTCAAAATATAATTTAAAGAAAAATAATAATTTTGAAAAATTTGCATTAATAAATATAGAAACTGAAAGAGAATATATATTTGAAACTTTATTTGAGGCTGCAAACTATTTATATGATAATGGATTTACTAAAGCAAGTTTAAGGAATATTAGAATGAAATTATCAAGTAGTTTAAGAGGTAAAGAAGTCAATTGTGGTGGAAAAAGTAAATGTATTCGTAAAACTTGTTACAAACATAAATTCAAAATAATAAACTAAAATTAAAATTTAAAACTATGGCTTGTGGCTGCAAAGGCAATCAAAATCCACCACCTCCTCCACCCCCTCAACCAAATCCTGCACCTAAACAGGATAGGGTGATTAGTGAGGACGTAAAATCTTCAATTAAAAAAACAATTGAGAAGTATTATAACGTTAACAAAACACAAAAATAATACTTAAAAACTTATGTGGTGAAGGAGCGCGAAAAACGCTCCTTTTTTTATATTTATATGTTATGAAGTTTTTAATAACAGAAAATCAAATGAGAAGATTGGAGTTTAAGTATTTGGATTACTTATTTGGGGATATGTATGAAGTTAAGTCAAAACATTATCCTAATTCTAGATTTTGGAAGAAAGGTGATAAGGTTGTATTAGAATTGGTAAAATTAGACAGATTATGGGTTTTACATTCAATTTGGAATGATATTTCCAATATGTTTTCTTTGGAAAATCGCGAAACTCAACAACTTATAAAGGAATGGGTGGAACAACATTTAGAATTGGGGGGAATCACACCACCGCCTGCCGAACCCAAATTATCCTGGTGGTGGAACAACATTTAAAATTATGAAATACATTATAACAGAAAATCAAATGAGAAGATTGGAGTTTAAGTATTTGAATTACTTATTTGATGACATATATGAAGTTGAATCGGCAAAATATAAGCACTCTAAATTTTGGAAAAAAGATGATGAGGTGATGTTAGAATTGGAAAAATCAGGTGATTTGTGGGTTTTACGTTCAATTTGGAGTGATATTTCCAATATGTTTTCATTAAATTATTATGAAACTCAACAACTTATAAAAGACTGGATGGAACAACGTTTAGGGTTGGTGGGGGTCACACCCAACAGCTTAATCAAGACTGGCATGACTTTGATGGAACAACGTTTAGGGTTGGTGGGAATTATACCCTTAATACCAATTTAACTTTACGTTTATAGGTGGAACAACGTTTAATATAAAAATTATGAAGTTTTTAATAACAGAAAATCAAATGAGAAGATTGGAGTTTAAGTATTTGGATTACTTATTTGAGGATATGTATGAAGTGGAATCAAAAAAATATCCTGATGTAAGATATTTTATAAAAGATAATAAGGAGATATTGTTAGAATTGGAAAAATCAGGTAGGTTGTATGTTTCAAATAGAATTTGGAAAGATATTAAAAATATGTTTTCATTGGATTCTTATGAAGTACAACAACTTATAAAGGAATGGGTGGAACAACATTTAGAATTGGAGGGAATTATACCCTTAATACCAATTTAACTTTACGTTTATAGGTGGAACAACGTTTAATATAAAAATTATGAAGATTTTAATAACAGAGAATCAAATGAGGAAATTAGAGTTTAAGTATTTGGATTACTTATTTGGGGATATGTATGAAGTTGAATCGGCAAAATATAAGCACTCTAAATTTTGGAAAAAAGATGATGAGGTGATGTTAGAATTGGAAAAATCAGGTGAGATGAGAGTTCCATTCTCAATTTGGCGTAATATATCAAATATGTTTTCGTTAGATTATGATGAAACTAAACAACTTATAAAAGACTGGGTGGAACAACATTTAGAGTTGGAGGGAATCACACCTGATTTTAGAGAAACATATGACTTTTTTAGGTGGAAAAACATTTAATATAAAAAATTATGAGAAATATTGATGATATAGTTGAAAGGTTTAATGATGGCGATTATAGTGTTTTAGAATACTTCGGTGGTGATTATCAAACTTTTTTTAAATTTTTGGAAAGAAGAAATAAACTAATTGATATAGACCCAAAAGGTTCTCTCGCAGATGAATATCAAAATGAATTATTAATTTATTTTCACAATACAAACATTGATGTATTCCATCATTGGTGTAATGACTTATTAAATGATGTAGAGTTTGTTGATGGGAAACCATATATCGTTAGTGACCCAGGATATTTTTCAGTCCTATTTTGTGATAGTAGAGATGTTAGTATAGAAACAATAGACAACATATTATCGGGTGATTTAGATTTTGATTGGCATAGTTATGATATTGATATATATGATAATGTTATTCACGAATTAAATATAGAAAATCTTCGTAAACTCAAAGAAATTTTTATTAGAGAACTTTCAGGAAAAGAAATTGAATATGATGGTGAGTCCTTTGAAGTAACCAGCGAAAATATAGATGAGATATTCAGAGATAGTGATATTGTAAAACTAATACTTAATGATGAACTTTCTAACATAGAATCCGAATTGAATAGTTTATATTTTAGTGCCGAACAAAGTGCCTTATCAGATGATTATTATGAAGAAGTTTGGGATAAACTTGACGAGTTTTTCTATACAGGTGATAGAAAATGGGTTTCAGTTAAAAGAGGTTATAGTTGGGATAAAGATGGTAGTAAAAAAGATAGATTTGTTGATATGATTAGAATACCAATAAGAGATTTTGATAGATTTATTATTGATTATCTTGATAATAATAAAAAATATAGTAATTCAACTCTTGAATATCACGGAAGCTATATTGACTTGCTTAAAGATGCTGGTGATTGTTTAAGAGTTAGATTTCCTGACTACTCAGATTATAGAAAAGTTGAAAATAATATTAATGAAATGTTTGGTGACTATATCTCCTAAAAACTATTTAATTATATTTTAATTTTTAGTAAGTTTCTAAAAAATTATTATTATGATATTAAAATCACCTAATAGCAGAACGGCAATTGTAAATTTATTTGCCGATTTCATTTTATCAAAAATACCAAATAAAAAACATACGATTATTCAGGTTGCAGATTGTATTAATTTCTTTGTTATTAAAGGAAAAACATCTTATGGTGATGTATTAAATATGGGAGAAATCCTTGATGAATTTAAAACAAAAATTAATTTACCTGACGGGAGAAAACTTACTCACACAATAGATTTAATTGAATATAATATTGAGATGACCGAACCAGAACAAATCATTCACAACTATTATAATACAATTAACTGTTCTTATAATGGTAATCAAATTGAGAGCTTTATTTCGGACAACACCACCTCTTATGGTGATGATTACTATTTAAATACGATTAAAGACAATACGAACCTTATAGCAACCTCCGAGTTCCCCCACGGGTATTCTCTATCACAAGGAAGATTATTTTATTACTACGGGAAGTATATTATGTATAACATCCCAACCAACTATCCTGTGGTTGAATTAACGATGTGTATCAGTAAAGATGAAGATAAGTTTTTTGTATATGATGGATTCTATAAGAATGAAGATAATAGATTACGCTCCGCAATTTTAGATATGTTTGATTTTGATATGACTTGGATTGAGTCAGAACTAAAAAAAGTGGATTGGACTATTGAAG